CCGCCAATATAGACTTTTACTTGAGACCCTGCTAAAACCATTGATTGTGCCACTATCCCTCACTCTGTCCAAAATCTGGACCCCATACATATACCTTATCTGAACTATCAGTACCCCATTTACTCAGACCTTCGTCTGACGGATATAGTACTGTCATTACGACTGTTATACCTGTAGCTGCGACTAGATTGATTAAGTCACGAGCATATGTTCTACCGCTCACAACGTCTGTTAAAAATACGGGATAATCCGTACCGTCTGAAGACGGATCGTATGTTGAAAATTTAGAAACTAATGAAATGTTAGTCCCAACGTCGTGTACATATTTAAACTTGTAGGAAGGCGATATCAACAAACTATTAGATGAAGGTCTTCCAATATAAGGGACTGGACCTTCTTCTTTTTGCGTTCCAAATCCAAAAATTAAATAGCCAGTAGTATCAGGCATTGTGTTTGAATTGTCTACGTTTAAAACTAATCCTAAATTAGCGTCTACTTTTTGTGTAGTGTTACACTCTTCATTTCCGATCAAATACCCTTTAGAAATATCCCAAAGATAAGGTCCATATTCTCCGACAGTAGAAGCGCCAGACTCTATAATGTATGAAGCTCCAATTCTCTCCCTCTTAACTACTTTAGTTACAGCAGGTAGGAAAATTTCCAACAGTCTTTCTTCAGTTTGATACGCCGTAGCAAAAGTA